GTAGTCTAGTACTGCTTCCGCATTGTCCGTTGGTCTGTTGGGATGAGGCGCTGCTGGCCCCCTCCCTACCTTATCTGTGAACTTAGGCAGTTCAGGAGCAACCTGCGGTAGCTGGAGTATCCCGGCCTTGCTGGATAGGGGGTCTCCTGCCGCCTTTGGGAACTCAATAGATACCTCAGACGTACCCTTACGTACGCCCTGGATACCGTCCGATATGCTCCTGCCTCTGTCTCTGCGCGTTGCCATTAGGTCGTACCCTTGAGGGAACTACCGTGTCCACCTGTACCCTGCTTGCCAAGGTTCATGAAGGTGACGGAGTACTCAAAGAGGTTAAAGATTTCTCCATTATCTGTGTGGTCCAGATAGAGAATGGGTTCTATTTCAGCAGCCACATTCCCTAGCTTATGTCTCAGTCTGTCGGTGTAGATCAGGCCCGTGTCTGCCACTATGTCAGCCTGCATGGACTCGTTAGTACCGTCCAGAAACAGGTCTGATCGTAGCGTACCGGACGCTGCTACCACGCCTCCCACCCCGTCTGCGAAGCCGGGATCGTTGGGGTCTAGCAGGTAGTCTACATAGATGAATCGCTTACTAGCGAATGGCCCTAGGTTTCCTACCACCGGGTGTAGCTGTAGCCACGACTTGTTGACGCTACCGGCAGTGCCGACTAGCTTCTCATCTTGCATCAGGACGTGCCCACAACTGTAGAAGTCGAGGGCCGTAGTCCGCTCTATCCCGCCTTTGTTGAACAGGTATGCTGACTTCACCTGTGCGCCTGTGACTGCCGCAGCGCCCCACCCGTTGTACATCTTGACGTTCACTCGGCGTCCGAACTGGATTCGTCCAGCCTGGTGTCCTATCCAGCGCCCTGTTTCTACGTCGTAGATGTAGGTATCGCCGGTCTGACCCTCTCCCGAGGCAGCACTAGAGAGCGTAACGCTCTTCGGCACTGAGACATATAGGAACTTGGTAAGTGAATCGAAGTGTACAGTTACCTGCGAATCTTCGACAGGTAGTGACCATGTGTCGCTTCCAATCTCCAGTAGCGTGCTAATGGGATCGGATATCTTATTCATGGCACCCTCGCCGTAGCGGTAGATGCCGCGTCTCCAGTAGAAGAATACCCCGTAGTCGGTGCTCACCACCGAGGCAGGGGAGGGGGTTCCTACGCTAGAGGCTGAGTCAGAGGACGTGACCTCTACGAATGCTAGGTCCTCCGGTATTCGTCCAGCCATGCGGTAGATGTGGTTATGCTTGTAAATGAGGAGGCCACTTCTGTCCCGCACCAAAGCAGTAACTTCGTCTCCATCATCAGCGTATACATTCGCCCAGTTTCCGTCGTGCCAGAATGATTCTGGTTCGTTAATGTCCGACCAGAACAGTGTGGTTCGTCGTGCGCCAGCAACTCCCGGTCGTGTACCAAGGACCCATAGTCTGTCATAGTAAGCTATAGGGGAGAACGCATCAGCAGGAGGCACGTCGCCATGCACCCACGGGAGGTCTCCCAAATCCAAATCGTTAGTGGTGTCCACATAGGACATGGTACCACCTGGAGAACCTAGAAGGTCCGCCAAGAAGTACGGCTGCGCTCTGTCGGACATGGTTCGGTAAAGCCTAGCGCGACCGGAGGTAGCGTGGAGAGGTATGTTATCAATCGTAACTTCCCGTCCGTCAAGGGCGTCAAACCCTTCCTCGGTAGCGGTGTGTGCGTAAGTGCTACCGCGCCCAGGCTCCCAATCTGATGTAGGACCTTCCTGGAAATCTCCGTCGATGGTTGCGACTGCATACCGCACGATTCCTTTCACCTCTACCGTGGTAGTGGTTGCTGTGAAGGCTAGTCCTGTTGCGTCTGGGCGCGTCAGTCCGATGGTGCCTGTCGTAGCTGGCGTGCTTATGTCTACCTTGAAGGGGGTCTGCGCTCCGTTGAACACGTACGCCTGCCCGTTCATGGCAGCTACTCGCCAAATGCCGATAGGCCCGGTCATGCTGTGCGTGCCGGTTATCGTATAGATCGACTCCATAGGAGTAGACCACTTGATGTAGCTGTCTGCGTTGTCAGGATCCAACATGGATTCGCGGTACGTAGCTACAGTCAGTCTAGCTGAGGCGGTATTTACACCGTCTCCGTAGGAGAAAGTAGCGTACGGCGAGGCCGTAGTCTGGGCCATGAGGCCCGAAATAAAGGACAGGGTAGCTGGACCATCAGCGTTGAGAGTCCATGTGCTTCCACCCACGCCGCCTGTTACCGACCACGTTGTTCCGTTGTAGTTGTTGTTGCTCCACGAGAAGAACGGGGAGTAGTCGTCTCCCTGGTACTGGTCTCGTTCGGAGTAGAAGTACTCTCCGTATCTATGGGGGTGGCCTGCTGCTGGTATAATAGCGTAATGATCGTTAGCCACGACAGTACCGGCAGCAACCAGTGTAACATCAAAAGCAACAGCAGCAGTGTCTCCATTGTTGTCGTCCGTCCACTCTAGCGTAAAGGAGTCAGTAGTACCTGACGCCGGGGCTGTGTATGTGCTGTCGTCATTCGCGCCGTACGCCAGTGCACCAAAGGTGGGGGCCACTGTAGCAGTGACAGTCCACTCATATGCTGCGGTGCTTAACTGATTGTATCCTCTTATAGATACAAAGTTCCTTCCGAACACCTTGTAGTCCGCATCATGCGGTACGGTGATGGGAATGGGGGTGGTGAAAGGCGTGCCACCAAACACTCTGGTTGCGGTGTTCGGCTCGCTGTTGTAGAAGAACTCCGTTGTGGCAGTTGACCCAACAGCATAATTGACCGCAGAAAGGACCGTATCACCGTCGTCACCTCCGAATTTGATAGGCTCAATTAGAGCCACACCAGGGAACTTACCCATATCGTTAGCAATCCAGGTCGGATACGCCCGTCTGAATAGGTCTGACGTGCCATGCCACTCCTTCGTGAACATGACTGGACGCGCACCGTACACCTGTCGAACCGCCTCTTTGTTGTAGGGGTCCAGGAGACAGTTGAAAAGGTTCTTGATTGTCCCCGGCTTGGCGTACCGATGAACGGTATTCTGCCACCCTTCGACAAAATCAAAGCGGTTAGTGTAGGTTCGGTTAGCCATTAACTTCTCCGAATTCGCCCACTGTTAATGCCATGCTTGGCGAACGACAGACTTGATCTGCCTGCTATGCCGAAGCTGTAGTCTTGCTCTTGGCGAGGCTCTGCAGTGGTCTGCAGCATGCGCCCCTCTAGTGAGGAGTTCAACCCCACCAGATCTCCGAGTTCCATATCCTTAGCCATCCTCATGAAGATCGCGCCCTTGTTGATGATGAGCTGATCGTAGATGTGGGGCAGGGGACAGATGGTAGCTGTCGCTGCCGCCCAATCCTGGATGCCGTAGGATATGATCCTGACGGAGTTTGTGCCTGCTGTGTCAGGCGGTGCCGCCATCCACAGTTCCAGGCTGGCTGAGCCACCAGACAGCAGAATGTAGAATTCTGGATCTGATAGCGCAGCGTTGCCGTATAGCTTGGTGCTCATGAACTGCCAGTCCCGAGGCTTCAGGACATACATATCTGTGTCCACCGAACTCAGGTCTGCACCTGAATCCGACACGTGTACGGCTTCGATATCTGCACCGGACTCGGTTCCCCAACTCAACGTGCAGACTGGGTTGGTGATTGCCGAGTTCTCGTAATGTACGTATCTACAAGCGGGATGACGCCTGTGAACTAAATGCGCTGCAACTTCTCGGTACGCAGCGTCCATTGCATACTGGGCCTCGGTGGTGGTCCACAAACTAGATGTGGTTTCCTCCGAGTCACCGGCAACAATCTTAGCTCGGGTCGTCAGTTCGTCCCGTGTCCGAGTCGATAGGGTTATCGACATTCTCTTCTTCTCCTTGTTCGTTCATCGGTGGGAGGTACATAGTCTTACCGATGTGTCCCACATGCACTCCGAAATCCACGCAAGGCTGGTAGCCTTTCTTCTGCATAGACTTCATGAGAGCTGCGTCCTCGCCAACGAAGTTGCCATCCTTCAACCAATGGGGCTGAAACCACGGCGGCTTACATTTCTTGAGAACGTCTGTCCACATAATAGTGAAGGCTAAGCCGGTCACGTCCACTGGAGCAACTTTCTCTTCAATGCGGAGTTTGTCCGCCTTCTCTTGAAGTTCCTCCTGCGGCATGTACTTCCGGCCCTTTTTCCAGTTGACTGTGTAGCTCCCTGAGCCATCACGACGCACAGCCAGCGCCGATACCAGCCCTCTATGTGGGGCTGCTTCGAGTTCGTTATGGAGTTTGTTGAACTGTTCTGGGGTGAACACCATATCGGAGTCAACCCACAGAATCAAGTCTGCGTCTCGTTCTACTGCCCTCTCTGCGAGGATAGAGCGACCAATGGTAACATCGGCCACACCAACGAGATCAAAGGTGAAGGGTACTTTGTGCCGAAGCTGCATGAGGCTAGTAACCGTTGCCGGTTCGACGCCACTGTAGGCAGGCATGCACACGTGAAGCGATCTTTGGATCTGTTCACTCTTCTCTTCTGTCATTATAGCTCCTAGGGGAAAGTGTCGGGGGGCCGAAGCCCCCCTTCACAGGTTTTACGGATGAATCTGCGCGTACTTGCGCTGAATCAGCCATGCGCTAACCGCAACGAAATCGTTGTCTGCATTAGCGTAGACGAAAGCCCAACGATACAGAGGCGAACCGGCGACACCGGACTCCACTACAGGGGCTTCGCAGGCGAACACAATATTAGTGCCCGTCCCAATCGCGCCCGTGGAGGCTGCCGTAACGACACCTCTGCCATCGGACACTGGCATCCAAAGCGTACCACCGTCAAGCGATACTTCCAGAGCCGCAGCAACAGTCGGGGACGTACCAGTAGCGGTACTTCCCGTGTGCAGAGCGATCCCAATAGTATCCATTCCGGCAGGCGCAAAGGACTCCGAGTAATCCAGCGCAGCATTAGTGACGGTGTAAGCGTTAATGTCCGCCCCGCCCAGTGCGACTGAATCTTTCAGATAACGTGAAACAGAAAGCATTTTGTCTCCTTACTTTCTTATAGGTTAGAAGTGAGCTTACCCCGAGCAGCGGATAGAGCGACCTCAAATGCTTCACTGTGAGCCTTGGAACGCTTGTGACCCGAAAGCCCCTGAGCGTTAGCAAGGTGAATCTGACAGATTTTGCAGAAGAAACCACCCTCTCCTTCGGGAACGAATATGCCATCGTCGGCACTCATGACTTCCTTGCCTTCCTCGTTGACGCCAATGAAATCGACGCCGTAACTAGCGTGGTCGTTCAGGAAAGAGATAACCTCAGCTTCCTCCATACCGGACTGCAGTGCTGCATGCTCGGTTTCGAGATAGCCATAGGCTTTACCAGAGTCCCACTGAGTTGGCAAACCCGGTGCCTCAAAGCCCATATCCATAGGAGTGAACTTGAGCCATACAGGTTTCTTAACCTGCGGGATGTTGCCGTGGATCGTCTGGACAATCTCTTCAAAGCCTGGTACCATGAGAAGGCTTGGAGATCTGCCCCGTGAAAGATAAAGCATTCTAATATTACTCCTTACGCGCCGTTCTTGATACGGCCGTGAGTCTTTTCCAAACGCCGAACCAGACCCATCTCGGTCAGGTACTCATCCTTACGGGCATCCTTGTCGTTTGCCTGGATGTTGGTTTGGAGTTTCGTGTCACGAGACTTGAGGAAGCGGTAGCCAACGTTGTCAAGATCGACAACATAGGCACGCTTGCCATAAGTATCGCCCTCAAACAGATTGTGCTTGACGACCATCAGGACACCATGAGGCGTCAGGAGGCGCTGGACACTAAGACCAAAGGTCTCATCCGAGGGAACCAGCTCAAGGTACTTGATACCTTCGAGACTGATGTTGGACACGACAGACGGTGCAGCAAACATAACCTTGCTGTCGCTGCCATAACGGAACACATCCTCAGCAAAGCTGAAGAATGTGACCATGTTGAACACACCACCGAAGTCCGAATCGTTGGTCGAGATGACCTGATCGAACCCACCAGTTGATCTGCGAGCCGCCGCGATGGAGGCATCTGCATTACGCTCACCGAACCACAGCTTGTTCTCGATATCGACTGCATGCTCGATACCAACCTTCATCTGTTGATAGGCGAGGTCGCCCTGACCGTACAGATCAGAGGCCAACTCGGTGTTGGTGAACTCAAAGGGCGACCGGATAATCTCGGTGTAGTTATACGCCGTGGTGCTCTGAGTCGTCTTTGAATCTTCCGAAGTAGCGCCCTCAGCAGCAGCCCCACCCAGGATAGCGATAGAATCGTTATCCAGAAGAACGGCAGCAGCGGTTCCGCCCCAACTACGGGCAACTGTCAGCGTGGTTCCACCAACGGCGGAAACGCGCATGACTTCGCCAGTACGCTGGATGCGAAGGATGCTATTGACCCGAAAATAACTTGCGTTATCGACGGTGATTTCAGTCGCAGTGGTCGTGAGCGTTCCAGCGTTGATTCTGTCAACGGTGGGGATGCGCTCATCTTCGAGCCACTTGAACTCAGGGTTGCCAACTCCCTCTTTGTTAACTTTTGAGGTCAACAGAGTCAGAGGTGCCTTACTCGGTTCGAGCAAGAAAATCTCATCGTCCATCTCAATGATTCTACGATCCTGGTTGATATCAACCGTTCCGGACGTAGCTCTCATTCCTGATACAATAGTAGGCACTGTGTAGTTCCCTTCCTATTAAGCCCTTACTTCATCATGAACGGGAGCTTCTTGTGGCCCCGCTCTTTCTGTGCCAGGATCTCCTGCTTTGCAGTTTCCTCTGGCGATAGCTCGGACTTTGGTTTCTTTAATTTGCGCCCCCTCGTTGTTGCCGAGGTTGCGCGTCTTCCACTCGATAGAGCAGGAGCAGAAACCGTCTCGCTCTCTTCACCGGACTCCCTTGCGTCCAGTAATTGAGCGACCCTAGCGGCTGAGATAACACCAGTAACAATGCCTTGTGGGGACATAGCGAGATGCGGGTTTTCCCCGAGGTACTCGTATAGGAACGAGTCCTCAAGATTCTCCCTTGCATCAGCTACGATAGCGGCCTCTAGGCCCCCCAGTTTGCTGGCTTGCTGTAGTGCTGCCTCAATTCCATCGGTAGTATCTGTCTTTGCTTGCTGTACAGCAGCCACCTCACGGTCATCTTCGATCTGGGCTTTGATCGGATCGAGTTGGGACTTTACGGCCCGGTCAACTTCCGTCTGAGTGATTGCTTGTATAGTCGGACCTAACCGCTCTGGATTCTCGATAGCGTCTCGGATCGCTGCGACAATGGCGGGGTCCTGGTAGTTAATGCCTGTATCCTCTTCGGGTACGGGCGTAACTGCTTCTGGTTGAGGTGCAGCGGCTCCAGACTTGATCTGCTCTTCCAGGGCTTCGAGTCGCCCCTTCTGAGTGTAGAAGTCTTGCTCGCTAACACCTTCTGTTTCGTCCGCTTTGGGTTCCGAATCCCTCTCACGCACGCGGGTAAGGAGAGCTTGGTGCTCATCCAGTTCTTCTTCTTCCTCTTCTTGGACCTCTTCCTCTTTCTCTTCAGCAGGATCTTCTTCTTTCCTTGCTTCGAGAATCTGGTCGATCTCTAGTCCTGTTGGCCCTTGTGGTTCTGCTTCGAGAACCTCTTCTTGTTCGGTGTCTTGGACTTCTTCTACCCCTACGTCACGCTCAACTCGGCCTTCCTTGTTGGGCTGACCGAAGGCACGAAGGTCTCCTGGTCTGTCACCGACGAAGTTGCCACTCATTATGGGGTCTCCTCATCATATTGTTTTTCGATCAGTTGTACGACGATGCTCCAGCAGGCGATCTGTGCCTGCAGTTGCGCCACCGCGCCGATTGCACTGGGATCCATTGCGACAAGTCCGTTGGTCAAGCTAATCATCTTCTGCTTGCAGTAAGCCGTGAGTGCTTGTCCAGCCGGTGTGTGCTTTAGACTGGCGATCTGTATGTACGCGTCCTCTGAAAGCGGGTCCGGTGTGTCGAATAGGTCTGTCATTTATCCTCCCTGTTCTGCGCCAAGGTCGCTAGAGATCAGGTCTGCCTGAGTTGCGGCTGGCTGTTCGGGGGCAGCTTCTTCCCCTTCTACACCCGGTCCCGCTTCAGCAGCTTGTTGCTGCTCAATAGCTTGTCGGCCTTGTTCAATAAGGTGCCTTCCATCCTCAAAGCCAAAGCCCTCAGCGATATCCAACATAATCCGTTCCATGATCGGGTGCTGCAGGGGCATCCCTGTTTGACCGAAGGTCTGGAAAGCTGCTGTTGAACGCTGAAGTCTTAGCTCTCTGGTCTCTGGTTCCGTGGTGGCAATGTCGATCTTATAGTCCAGATCGAGGCCGGTACGGTTGATGAGATCTGCAGGAGTGACGGTCTCGAAGCCAACCTCCGCGAAAGCATCCCCCGCGATACGAACCTGCTGCTCTTCGCTGATGTAGATTTCATTCAGCGTGATGAGCAGACCGGCAAGTTCCGTCAGGGGTCCGTCTGTCAATATCTTGAACATCAAACCGGCCCGTGAGTTCGACGCCTCGGAGAGCAAGCTAGCTTCCGTAGCAGTCGAGGATGAGTCGGCTGACATTCCCTGGAATGGGTCAGTAGAGCCACCGGCTCTCTGTGCCCACTGTCTAATTTCGTCTGTCTCTCTGTACAAGCTGAAGTTGTTTCCACTGATCCCGAACTCCTCGATATCCTGCATGTCATCCACGTAGATATGCCCACCGGGACGAAACGTAAGCTGCGAGGGGTTGATGTTCGAGGTCCGTAGAATCTTGAACATCTTATGTGCGGCATAGAGTAAGTTGTCCAGCCTTGCACTATGTAGGACGTTCAGTTCAACTGCGAGAGAGTAAAGTACTTCAACGAGTGAGATGCCATAGAACTCCTTGGGGAGCGGTATGGGCGTGAATCGGACAAAAGGCTTTCGCCCCAGTGGGTTCATCCGGTATTGGATCGGTCGCAGTGCTGTGTTCTCCAGCACGATGCTGCAGATCTTACCGTCGTACCAGCACTCTAGCTCAGTGAACACACGCTTATGTGGGTCCACACTAGCTACCATATCCCTGAAGGTAGAGTCCCGAAAGTCCTTTAGAGACTGCCCTTCTTGCTTGTCCTCTTGATTGCCCCGCTTCATCCAGTCAATAAGTTCCCGGACACCCTTCTCATCGTATATCTTTTCACCCGCGTCTAGTGACGCGATCACATCTTCAATGTTAGAGGTTTTCTTGTGGATGATCCATGAGCAGCTATCTACATCCCAACCATCAGGATCGAAGTAAACTTCGTCCAGGTCGAGGAGATCTACTACGGGTCCATCCCAAGTGACGACAGGTCCTTCAATAAACTCTTGAATTTCCTTCGTCTCGCCGGTCTCTAGTAACCCACCGGCAAAGGTAATAGGTTCCTGCTTTGCAGACCTCGTGATTCGATTGCGAACTTCCTTGCGGTAGTCCACCTTCCAAATCGAGGTCCCGTAAATCTTGGCAGACTTAACGTAGTCCACCATCTTGATGTTCATCTTCATCGTGTCCCACCAGTAGTCGATCAAGACACGGTGTTTCGCCGCTCTAGTTCGATCTTCTGGTGTACGCGGCCACACGCCAATGTCAGGCGTAGTACCCGCGATGCGTGGCATGTATGACTCTACATCTGCAAAGATAAGAGGCACAGCCAGCTCGGAGGTCATCCCGTCCTCGGGCATCTCGAAGTAAGATCGGTACGCACCGTAGTACGTCTCCCAGTCCTCCTCGTTCTCTTCGATAACGTCCTTTGCCCGATTGAAATTGTCCTCGACCATCTTCGCCTGGATCTTCCAATCCTTATCTAGCGCGTCGGTCCAGTCAATTTTGCTTCTAAATTGTTCGCTTGGCATTAACTCATCCCCAAAATTCTAGGTCGTCCCGGCTTTCGCACGTTACCCTTCTTGCTTACAGGATTCCTGCTGAACGCCGCTTCCTGATACCCGTACCTCTTAATGTCATCGTCATAACGTGCAACAGATGTGTCACGCCAGTCACGAAGGTAGCGAGGTCTTGCAGTAAGCAGATAGCGAAGAGCGTCAGGTAAATGGTCATCTTTCTTCCTCGGCTTGTCGGGCTGGTCTAGTTCTTCACGACTGTTCACATTTGCGAACTGGTACATTTCCAGCGACCGAATTAGTTTCGGGCAATCCATACTAATGTACAGGCGCGGGTGCTCCGCGTTGTCCTCTAGTGTCGCCCGTAGGTATCTACTTACAACGCCGATACCTGGCATTACATCATCCACGGCCTTGCGAGCAAAGATCCCATTATCTCTGTAAACCTGGAGCGGGGAAGTAGCTCTTTCGTCGGCTGTGACTTGGTTCCCGAAACGTCTTGCGGCGTCTGGGGAGATGTACGTTTGGTATATGTTCTCGGAAGTGAGTGCCACGATTGCTTGCGCGTGATCTTCATGGATTGTGTTAGCCTCCTCGTACTCCCGGTAAATCCACACATTGTTGCAGTCGTCTACCTTACCCCAGACACAAGCTGTTGGTAGACGGAATCCAATATCGATTCCTCTATAGTCTGTGTAGTCAGTAGAGAACTGCATTTCGTGAGGGCTAAACAGGTGCCCCCCTTCGTCCATATTCTTGGCTCTGAAGTCCTGGTAGACAAGTCCACCGAAGTCCTCGAAGGAACCCTCGTACTCCCGACGCCAAATGATATCCGGCGTTTGCGCTCTCTTCGATTCAAGCCATTGCCGGTCGCAGAACGGGTTCTCATAAGTCTTGAAGTTCGACGCGATCCACCCCTTCGTGGTGGTCTCATTGTCGAATCCTCGTAGAAAGTACTCATAGAACCAGTTCTTGCCTCTAGGCGTGGAGATGAACATTGCCCTGCCCCGGCGATCTATAGTCGTCGGCTCTAAGCACTCCAGCCAAATCATTTCGGGAACACGCGCACACTCATCGAACACGATGAGGTCAAGCTGTTCTCCGACAAGGGAATCGGGGGCTTCAGCCGACTTCCCCTGGATGAAAGAACCCCAGGCCATCTCAATGTACCTGCGGTCCCGTGTATTACTAGCCTTTACTACGGCGTCTTTCCCAAATATCCCCTCCGTGACCACCCATCGATATACGTAGTCAAAGACTCTTTGGGTAAGCTCGTAGTTAGGCGCAACGATCCAAATTCGTCTATCAGGCAGTCCCAACTCGGCAGTGGCCTCTCCAGCAGCGCAAATAGTCTTGCCAGTTCGGCGTCCCCAATCGAGCACAGCATAACGCCAATCCTCAAAGTGAACTTGCCCTTGGCCGGGATGTAAATCGACACCGTACAGGTATTCGACATACCTCGCTCCTACGCGTACGCGTATATCAGAGAAGAGCGTCCGTTTGTAGACGTTTAGTTTGTCTCGTTGGTCGAGTGCGGCGGTTGCCATTCAGTACCGTCCATGATTACCTTGCGGTCCGCTTCTGGTAGATCAGCGTAACCTGCAAGCAATTTGTCAAAGTGACTGATTACAACACCGTCCGCTATTCCGTACGGGTCAACTTCCTCTCGTATGGCTTTCATCATCTCACGAAACTCACGTCCTAGCAGGACTAGATCTCTATTCTCTAGCCCTGTGCGAAACCGTTCCAACAGCTTGTTGGCGATCTCGATCAGCGCGAACACTCGTGAACCTCGGTGAGAAAATGCTTCTGTCTTAACCTCGGTTCTGAGTTCGTTGTATGCTTCCTCAAGCTCTGCTTTCCCCTGGTCTGACAGGGTATACTTGTGGACTGTCACATAAGGATACACGTGTAGATCCTCGTGCAATGCCGCGAGCTTAGCGTGTGCATCCTTGATGCTGTACTGCTGTGCTCGGGAGCGGTTAAAGTCCTGCCGCTGGTCGTCAGTCCACTCTTTTAGTCTCATCTCGTTAGGTTCTTCTTTCGTAGTTCGTCGGCCTTCTTGCCGAGATCTTCCATCCCCAACTCCTCGAACAAGCTCAGCTTGTCGTCGTCAGTGTTCAGGGCGAACTTATCGGGCAGATCGCGCTTGGCGATCCTTGCATTCATTTCGTCAATCTGCTGGAACTCTTTGACCGCCATCTCTCTGGTCTGTTCGATCCCGTCCAGTTGCTTGGCGTTGGGAGTGAAGTCACTCTGTGGAGTGAGGTTCCCGTTTCTGTCGCGAGAGAAGAGATAGTCTGTGTCAGCCGAGTCATCCATGACTTTCATGACACCGCCATCTTCAGGGTTGATCGTCTTACTGACGGGCTTACCTGACTTGTTGACGCTGAAGAACCTGTGGTCCTGTAGACGCTGACTCGCCTCTCTTGAGGCACCGCCCACGTCGTGAGCCATTCCCTCTCGGACACCGGCTCGTGGGAGTTCTCTGCTACCCTTGAGTAGTCGTGCTACTCCTTGTATTCCGCCCCCACCTCTGCCTGCAGCTTGCAAAGCCCGACCTAGTGCACCGGACGGATCCAGTGGCATCACGCCTTGCTTCATATCTTCTGGACCCATCTCTATCCCCCCGGCCTCGAAGGTATCTTGTGCACCTTCCCTGCCCAGGAGAGCTTTGATCTGACTTACCAGATCTCCAGCAGCTTCGCCTGTGGGTCCAAAGGCTCGCTGCAATCCATCTAAAAATCCCGCCATTAGCTGAGTTCCCATGTGTCTGATAGGCCAACGGCATCGGTTAGGCCCTGACCTAGTGTGTTGATATCAGCCAAGGCCATTGCCTCGCTGAACTGTAGTGCGTGCGCGAAAGTGATATCTCCACCGGAAGCGCGGCATAGCATCTGTGCTGCCATCGAACCCGCCTCTGAGGGAGATCCAGTCGTAACGTCCACTCCGTCAAGGTACGCCAAGAATGCACCGCTGGTGCGCTTGACGACCAGTACGTACGTCGTGTCATCTGAGAACACGCCGGTAGCAGAAAGAGAGGTAGCGCCTGAGCCGTTCCAGTAGAGTAGGTCTCCGGCTGTGCCGACATAGATGGTGCTATTGGATCCCGAGTAGTCCTCGGTGAAAAGCTCGCTGTTGCCAGCAGCAAGTGTGCCAAACCTGACCGTCATTGCATACGTGAAGTCTGACAGATCCATCACCGTTGGTGGCGGCGAGGTGAACTGACCAGGGCTTTCGATGTGTAGCACATCTCCTACCTGCGACTTGCACGTATCCAGTCCGTTGAAATTTACGTCCGCCAAAACTGCCACAGGTCTGTTGGCTCCAGTGTCGCTCTCCCAGAGATCTGGGATGGCGTCATCTGCTGCCTGCTCTGTGACCGTTCGTACTCGGCCCGTGTCCTCAGTGAACTCGACCATGTTGACGTACGAAATCAGTGTGCCCAGAGCCTCGGGGTCAAACCCCACTGCTGCACCAAAGGCACCGGCTTCCATCGTAGCCATGCCACCTATGGACATACCTATGCCTAATCCTGACATTACTGATTCTGACCTTCGAGAATCCAGAAACCTGTAACAGTCACACTGTTAGTCGTCAGGTCTCCAGTGTAAACGTCAATGGGGTAGACCACGCCAGCCAGCACCGGCAGCACCACTTGGGCTGCATTGGCTCTGGGCTGGAACGCGAACGTCCCGTCGAGGTTCACCATAAAGCCATCGTTCGGCGGAATTATATCTCCGTCTGCGCTGGCCGTGTAGGCTGTTAGTTGCTTAGCGATCTTAGCCATCTTCAAATTCCTTCAAGAGCTGGACCAGCAGTGGGGCGAGTGCGTTGCATACTAGCTCCTCCTGCTTAATGTCCGTTATGATGTTATCTACTATCCCTGTGGTTCTGAGCCACGCATGAACGATTTCGTGCGCGACTACCAAATCATACCAATCCCCTTTTACATGGCTTCCGATACGTATGCTTGGCCCCGCGCCGGTTTCGAGCATTTCTCCGAATTCCCCGGCTGAAACGTCCGCCTCTTCCAGCGACAAGTCCAATGAGTAAATTGGTATTGGGTTCGGCCACCTTATCACCCGTTCAACACGCCACCCAAGACGTGCCCCTGAACGAGAAAGCGATGGGCATTCAAGCCCGTCAGTGTGTCGTTAATTGCGACTCCTAAGTGTTCACCGTGTTTACCGTGGAGCACGATACCGTGATCTCTGTTGTCCGGTCCCTCGGTGAATCTATCGAAAGAGAACCGACCGTTGACTAGGGTATCGCCCCCGCCAAGAGTCACGTAATCTACGTCGAAGCAGATGTACGAAAGCTCTCCGTTAGTTTTGATTGGGAAGTCTGGATCAGTCAAGTAGTAATTGATCCCGGCTTCGTCTGCTACGTAAATTTCGATCCCGGCTGTCAGAGCATTGAGCGTGCCGTACTTGGCAGTCGTCATGGCTCCAGTGTCAGAGATCGAAAAGATCAGTCTGTGTATGTCGTAGATGGCTCCCGTTCCAGGAGCGATCTTCAGCACCGTCGCTGTAGTGGCATAATCCCCAATAGCATTCTTAGTGCCGGATCCGTCACCCACAGTGTCTAAATACTGGGAGATGAGAATCTTATGGGGCATCTTCTGCCTGCAATGCCTCCAGGTACACGTTGGACAGGAAATCCGCCCACTGTTCCTGGCACATCTGAAAAATCTGGTACTGAACTAGGGGGTCATTG